CCGCTGGGATAATCCCACGGATTCAATTGGAGACGTTGACGGAATTACCGTCTCTCACGAGACGACTAAAACCGGCATTGTGTCTACTGTTGTGTACCTAGATATGGGTCTCACTCCCGCAACGGGATATGAGGACCAACCTAAGTCAGGAAGAGTGCAGTTTAAATTCGTATATCCAGAATCTGGATACACGGATACTAACACTATTCTTGCTGCCGCAAAAACAAGACTCATTGACATGGTCAATGATAATACAATCTGGCAGAAGCTTCTAAACAAAGAAGCGTAATGCTAGATGTGCTAAGATTAGTTGTCATCTTGACAGCTTTTCTTGTCTTGTATTTTGTAGACTATCCCTTTTAGGGGTAGTTGCAATGTCGACATGTGTATCGAAAAATGTGCAGTCAATTAATTGTCCTCCGGATTTAAGGAGAATGACAATGGCCTTTATGAAAAGCCACCTCCCTTTATGGGAAGGAATTGCCACATACTTTGTCGCTAATCAAAAGACTCTCGACACGCTTCATAAGCGTGCCGGGAGCTCTGTGTTCTTTACACGAGACTTACCAGCACTAGGAAAAGCATTTGATGCTTCCCTAACTGGTATTAAATTTGACTTGACTGACGTTCCGTTCAAAAAACGGAGTCAGACAGATGAAAGACCTGCATTTATGCACGAATTCTTCTCACGCACCCATTGTAAAATGGGTTACGTTAAGCCAGATGTCTGTGGAAAAGATATACAGAAAATAAGACAGTTACTATTCGTATTTTATAAGTACGAGATGCCAATGACGCCAGAAATGGTGTCGGCTGCCACTGAGAAATTTCTCAGTGTAGATGACGATGTCAAACAAGGTGGATGGCCAAGTACGCTGGATCGCGTGCGAAGCATATTCCGATCTGTTTTACCAGATAATCCTATTGACATACGTCCTCATCACAGTAACGGTGCTACCTTTGATAAATCTAATTCAATTCAACGTAGAACAGACAGGAATATATACCCTGCTCTGTTTGCCCTCTTCGGGCTAGATACGTTTTATTTGGATGCAAATCACGCTATTGAAAGCATGACTGCATCTCAATCTGAGATTAGACCACTCGTCAAAACACGCGTCTCTTTTGTTCCAAAAGATTCTCGTGGTCCTCGTACAATTTGTATAGAGGCTCACGAAGTCATGATGGTTCAGAAGGGCTTACAACAGTTGATTTATGACCACGTAGAATTGTGTTCCCCTGCGAAGGGGTTTATTAATTTTACGGATCAGTCAGTCAACCGTCGTTTAGCTCAATTAGGATCGCTCGATGGCAGTTATGCCACGATCGACCTTAAAGATGCGTCGGATTTGGTTTCGTGGGACTTAGTTTCCATGTTATCAACTGATGAATGGCG